GAAGAAAGTTAACCGTAACGGTCTGGCGAAACCAGAGAAGTCCAGATCAGCCGGCAAAGAGTGGGGAACCCAACCCAATGACGGCCGAAGAAGACTACCGGAAACGCTAGACAAGTTGCTACAACTAGCACGGAACAAGGCACCGTTTCAGGGCAAGCGTGTGAACACACGCCCCTACTTAAGTGAGCCGATCCCGCGTAGACTTGTGGTACTCCTCCATAAATGGAGAGGCCACAACAGTAGCTCTATTGAAAGAGAATACATAGGGTTGCAGTGGAGCGCACTTCATGGAGCACTCACGCTCGCACTCCCGTCGTGCAGCAAGGGCATTAACCTCAACAATCCTCATGGGCGAACCGCATGGAGAGGGTTATGGTTGATGGCCGAGCTGTTCTTGCAAACTGCCTTGGCTGGCGGACCAGTTGCCGTAGCCAAGATGCTGAAGCAGTTTGCGACGGAAGCGCAGGCGAGAGCTTGTGGTGCTCCGGCACGCACACGGAAGGTTGGTTACGCGCCGCGTTTCCAGAAGTTCATCCGAGGGTCCCTCGTTTCCGAGTGGACTCGGGAGAATGCCTGGGTGTTCTCAAATCTCGGACGGTCAATCCCACCCCCTCCACAGCGAGGGGGATACAAGGAGAAAGACCGAAAGAGATGGATCGAACGGCTCTGGGCAGAGCCGCCCGAAACGAGTACAGACAGGGAACTCCTACTCGAGGAACTCTACCGCTTCACTCGGGAGCGAATTGGTAAGTTAGCCTCGACCTTGGAAGAAAGGACCAGCTCCGGTCGTGGGCTGGACCTTCCAGCTGTTAAGCTAAACGTCAGTGCGTGTCTTGAAGTGCCGAGAAGTAAAGGAGGAACTTACGCTTACTACCGTAGCATAGCCACCCAAGCCAAGGGTGCTCCAGAGTTTCACGTTGCTGCGAAAGAGTTCTTACCCCAACCACCATCGTTCGAAAAGCACCCGGCGTTTGCTACCGAGCAGTTTCCTAATGGACAGTGGAAGGGATCAGGACCCCCAACCGCGAAAGGTTGGCTCTTGAGTATGCCTCGGAATGACGATGATCCTCTGTTCACAGAAGATATGCCAGCGGAAGTAAGAGCGGAGCTGTTGCCGCAGTTTGCGCAACTGGCGGCGGAGAAAGAGGCACGCGCCTTCATCGATACGGATCTGCATCACCCTCAACTAGGTAAGGTGACACAACCGCTTCCGATGAGGCCTCTTCTCCTTCCCGAACGTGGGAATAAGCACCGCATAGCTACCATTTCAAACGCCTTTGCCGTGGTGATGGGCCAACGGCTTAATGGTTTGCTATTGAAGCTCCTCCGAATAGCTCCACTTACCGGTTTTTCATTGAGCGGATCCCAAGGAGTTCCAAAAGGACTCAAAAGGGGTTGCGCCCAGTTTGGGGCTTCGCCGGAGTTTATCATAACTTCGGCGGATCTCTCAGCCGCCTCAGATTGGATCCCCCACGACGTTGCCCAGGCAGTGTGGGGGGCGATCTGTGACGAGCTAGGAGAAGACGTTATCCCTCCACTCTATCGCGAATTAGGCTATCGGCTCATCGGGCCAATGGTCCTCGAACTCGCGAGTAGAAAAGAGGGAGAACCGATCAGGGACACATCAATGGGGATCCTTATGGGACTCCCACTGACATGGCCGATCTTGTCTATCCTTAACTGGTTCGCTGCAATGAAAGCAGGTAAATTTGCAGAGAGGTCATCCGCAATTTGCGGGGACGATTTTGTTGCTGCGTGGACCAAAGGGCACCAGGCCCGGTACTACGCTGCACTCGAAAGGTTAGGTCTTAAGCTCAACCACCATAAGACCTACGTAAGCACAAGCGGCGCTGTGTTTACGGAAGAACTCTACCGAGTCCAACGTGTCGTGAGACTTGAACCACCTGATCAAGACTCGCGAGACGTTAAACTCGGAGAGGCTCCCCCCCCCCAACTTTGGGACTGGATAGAGGCCCTTCTTCCGCAGAAAAAGAAGAGCATAGCCAGAGGCAAAGAAAGGGTTTTTCTCAAGCTGACGAGAGTACCGCGTCCGAAACTAAGCGCAATAATTTCGGCAAAGCGCAGGCACTCAACAGCAAGGGAAAGTCGTCTCCCAGCATACCTCACTCTCCCACGAATTCTTGCACACGAAGTCAAGAATACCGCAGAGCCGTGGAGGAGGAAGGCTGTGCTCCAGGTCGCCATGTCTGTCCACTGGCGAACTGTCGCACGCATGCGAAAGACCGGAATACCTCTCTGCTTTCCGCAGTGTTTGGGCGGTTGGGGGATGCCAGGACAAGTCCGGGCACCCACAACTTTCCTTAAGGCGGCAGCCGTGATCTTAAACGGACAGCAGTCACTGAGTGACGAACTATCCAGAGTGTTCATAACTGCCAGGGCCCCTCAGCACCTCCGAGAGATGCTAAGGGAACAGATAGCCATCATTGACTACCTCCCTGAACGCCTAAAAGGGAACAGTATCCCCCGCTCGTTGGAGGATGTGAGAAGCGAAGTCACCAGCCGGACTCTCGCCTACCACGCCATGGATCCAAAGCACACTAAGATCCAGGGCACGTTCTACAAATCTGCAGAAAAGATTGCAACCAAAATCAAGAGGATCATTCGAGACGCGAACAACCTGTGGAAGTCGGCAAAGCCGATCTCCATAGCGAAGATCACGAACCTCGAAACCCAGACGATGGGAAGGATGGTCGACGCGCGATACGTCGACAATATCCTGTTCTACACTGGGACTCCTGATTCTGATACTGTATTCTCTGAGCGACCAGGAGCACAGCTCCTGGGTTCAAGTTCACCCACTGGTGATTCGAAATTGAAAAGCACGAATGCCAGTCAACTTGAGCCACCCGCGCCACGGGGAACGGATCACAATAACCTTGCGGACAGCCAAGGCAATGTTGCCGTTCCTCGAGACGCCGGACTCGACCTTTCTTCCCTAAGCGGGGAATACTCCAGCAGTCAAGCCGTCTTGGCGGCTGGGGGGTACGTAACGTCTGTACCCCAGAGTCAACCGCTAAGGGTGAATAGAACCGACGACAGCGTTCATGGAAACCATGAACCTGGTCGCTCGGAAGAGTCCAACATGGACGGACCCGAAAGAGGATTGTACGCGTACTATCCGTCTATCGGAGCCCGGCCAGAGGTCGAACTTTTCCATCATGCCAGCAACGCCCGCATCCAAAGAGCAATGGGTCCTCCCGAGAGAGGTAGACCTGTGAGTCCCACACATGTCATCCCAGAGCATCTTCGGTTGCGTGACGCGGCTCTTCGAAACTTAGAAAACAGTCTCGGAGGCAAGGCGAGTGCACTAAAGCGGTGCATTCGTCGTGGCTTGACCTCACAAAACTGTATCCCACGTTACAACAAACTTGTTGATGGGATTCAACAAATCCGCGAAGAGCGCAGGGCTCTCCGACTTCCCACTCAGTGGGGGTTGCCAAACCGAACCACGGTACTTCCTACCGCAAGGTCTTCGCGTTTGCAACACCCACCGAGTGCTTATCGTCGGGGAGCAGCGTTGGCAGCGGAAACTTAGGCGCACGGCC